CGTCCATTCTCATCGCCTTGGGCCTTATCTAACCCACACCATGGAAGCAATCTCAACCCGTTTTCTCGGGCCGACGGACACGAAGGGTGCCCGCATCAAAGCAAGTTGGAGCAAGGGGAGCTTGACGATACCTTACCCTTACGAAACGGACACGCACGACGGACACAAGCAAGCGGCCCGCTTGCTTTTCTCCCGGGACTTTTCCCGGGACTTCGGCGAAAATATCGTTTTTTCAACGGGACACTTGCCCGACGGGACATATGTCCATGTCATGATCTAATGAAACCCCTCCTCCGTGTCCTTGGGTATCTTGCCCTGTGTTTACTTTTCACCCTCCTTCTAGTCCTTAGTGCCCTAGCCGGAAACGGTAAGTAAATCCCAATCACCCCCGCCGCGCCCCGTAGGTTCAATCCTGCGGGGTTTTTCTTTGCCTCGAGGGTGTGGACACCCGCTTGCCGCTTTCCTTCCTTCCTAGGCCCGCTTGCCTAACAGTAGGCCATCGCCCCCTTGTGTGTGGTTCCTTCCTTCCTTGTCACTGGTCACTTGTCACTGGTCACTTTCGATTTGACACTAGGCAACCAGGTACCCCCCTAGGACATAGAATGTCCGACCCCGTTATTGGCATTGGACATACCGTGTCCGCCCCTCCCCCGTCGCCCGCGCCCGCCCGCCCATGCACCCCCCCCCAACCCCGGAACCTCATGGTGCGGTATTCCAGATTCTGCATACGCCATACGGAATTCGGAATTCGGAATTCCAGAATCGGGAATCGGGGTACAGGGAAATCTCCATGCCATGAAAGATTACCCCTTGACGAGGTGGATGATGGTGCGGTAGGTTGGGCGGCGTGAACCAACAAACCATTGTCGCCACCTTCCGCAAGCCGGATGGAGAGATCGAGAAGGACTTCAGCTACCATGAACCGATCAGCGAGGCCCGCGAGGCTGCTGAGGAGGACGCTCATCGCTACGGTTGGGAGTTCCTGAGTGTGGAGGTTCAATGAAACCCCGCATCCTTGTGGCGTGTGAGTACAGTGGCCGGGTTCGCGATGAGTTCGCGTCCCGAGGCTGGGATGCGTGGAGCTGCGATTTCGAGGAGTCAGACACGGTGGGCCAGCATTACCGCGGTGATGTGCGGGATCTCCTCAAGCAGCGGTGGGACATGCTGATCGCGTTCCCGCCATGCACCTACCTATGCGCGAGCGGCATGCACTGGACTACCCGTGGGCTCCGCGACCCCAAGCTGACCGAGGAAGCACTGGCATTTGTCCATCTGTTAATGAATAGTACCCCCCCCCGTATAGCAATAGAGAACCCAATAGGTGCTATCAACACTCGTATATGCAAACCCACTCAGATAATCCAGCCGTATCAGTTCGGAGATGACGCGAGCAAGCGCACCTGTCTCTGGCTCAAGAACCTTCCACCGCTGGTTCCCACCGACATCCTGCCGCTACCGCCATCCGGTAGGTGGGCCAATCAAACCCCCAGTGGCCAGAACAAACTCGGTCCCAGTCCAACCCGCTGGAAGGAGCGTTCCAAGACCTATCCCGGCATCGCCCGCGCTATGGCCGCTCAATGGGGTTCCGCTATCCACACACTCCCCAGCCATCAAACGCTCTCCTAGACCCCTCCAAGCTCCAGCAATCGACATCCATATTCATCCATCACAACCACCTACCCGATACTTCGTAATCAGTTGGGGTTCGCAATAAATGCCGCCGCCGCGGGGGGCGTAAGTCCCCCAAAAGCGTAGCGGCGCAGCATTTATTGACTCCCTTTTAAGGGAGTATGGAACTCCCTTTTAGGGGAGATAGCGGGGGGGGCTGGGAACTTTGTGCTACCGTGATCGGAAGTTCCTTTTGGATACTTGACGGGTGTCTTGAGACATGTGACCTTGGTTCTCTCATGAGTTACTTAGACAACGGTTCCACCTTACGCGCCATGTTCCGCCTGATGCCGCCCATGCGGCACGATGCCGATCCGACACGATCCGAGGTTGTGGCCCACATCCGCGAGAATATGAGGTGTGAATTGGGCCGTGCGATTCGTGCGTTTGATTCGATGCGCCATCTGAAGAGCGCGGTGTTGATATACGATCGTATCCATCGTCAGTGGCGTGGATGTGATTGGGTGCCTGCCGAGGAGGTGGACAAGATATCACTATTGATGAGTGTTGTTACGGAGTTGAAGCGTGATATATCGTCATTGAGATCGGAGCTTCGGAAGGTGAAGAACGAGATGGTCTTGTTGCGCCGGCGCAAGGGTGGCAGGAAGGATGAGGAGATGGCCGACTCGCAGGATGATCCGGAACCCGAGCAGCAACAAGCCGCTCCCCCCGAAGAGAAAGCGGCTGATGGAGAAGACTGGTTCAAGGCTATGCGCGCCGCCTTGGCTGAGGGCGATAAGGCTTCTCCTTCTTCAGTTCCGCTCCCGTGAACGCTAGGGGGTTGGACTCTTCCCACTGGATGCCGGTGGCTGAGTGTTGAAGATTGAGAATGGGGGACGGGAGTCCAATCCTCCCTCCCCGCTTGCAGAAGGCTAGCTGGAAGCGTCGAGGCTTTGATTGGCCTACCTCATGGAGAACGGCTATCTCACGCGCCCAGTTGGCGAGTTCGGAGGAGCCGAAGCCTGAGTGGGCCAGTTCCATTGTGGTGAGTGGTTCGCCGCCATCCTTGCGTTGAGGTTTGGCTACATGGTGCATCCAGACCCAAGCGACCTTGGTCTCGTGGAGGATGGGCTGGAGTTTGTTGCGAAGGAATATCGACACCTCGGACTGATCGCTGAGGTCGCCTCCGAAGTAACTGAAGAGTGGATCGGCCACGATGAGATCGAGCTTGGAGCGGTGGATGAAGCGGCGGGCGTAGGCGAGGAACTGGTCGCCGGTACGAACGGTCTCGGTCCTGAACTCCAGATTTTTCTGAAGCTGGTTCATCTGATCGAGACTGAATCTCTTATGCACCACCCCGCGGAATGCTTCGGCGAGATCGCCCTTGTCGTTCTCGGCCTGGATGACCCCAATCTTCAATGGCTTCACCGGCTTGATTCCGAAGAAGTCGAGGCCGAGGCACCAGCGGATGACGATCTGCATCATCAGGGATGACTTTCCGATACCGGTACCACCGCTGACGATCATGGAGGAGCCGCGGGTGATCCATCGATTGCCGATCAGGTTATCCGGATCGTTGTCCGGATCGAAATCCATGAGGTCTTTGATGGTGACCACCGTGGACTTGTCGTCATCGGTCTCCCGGGAGGTGAGGTAGTCTTCCCATGAAGCGGAGCCGAGGTTAGTGGCCAACAGCTTTTGCTGGGAGGTAGGACTACGCCATGCGCCCGGGAGCCGGCTGTAGCGCGAGGGGTTCTTGTTCTTGGCATCGATGCCCGGGATGCTGCTGTAGATGATATCCCGGCGGATGTCCCATTCCTTGCGATTGGGCGCATCCACGCGGACCCAGGCATGGATACTCTTACCACCAGAGTCGATGAGTACGGTGATGGGTAGGCCCGAATCGCGGAAGAGCTTCTCCTGCTCGGCCTTGGGCTTGTCGTCGAACTCGACCAGGACATGGCGGTACGCGCTGACATCGTTGTCGCTGCCGCTGTAGAGGTTGGGCTTGAAGGGGTTGATGCGAACGAAGATCCCCTCGCGTTCCGGTGACAGGATGCGGGATGCCGGATCATCGAAGCGAGCGATCCATTCCTCGATGGGAATGAATGATCCAGCAGTGACTGGCCTACCCTCCTCGACGGCATCACAGATACAGACCACCTCGGTGGGCGCGAAGGCGGCTTGAAGGAACCGCTTGAACTCGCTGGCTTGAGGATCGGGCGCAACCGCTGGTGACGGTCGCTTGAATGATACCTTGGTGATATCGAATGGAGCGGTTGAGGGGGCGGATCCGGACTGAAGGAGATGGCCGGCTGGTTTGGAGTGAGACTTGGAAGCGGCCTCGCGGAGCTTGTGGATGAGTTCGCGATCGGACCAAGGTGGTTGGCAGGATTGATTCCAGCTTGAGAGCAGGGCTAGAGAGTCAGCCTCCGA